AATCTCGATCTCCGGGTTGCGGATCCCGATTCGGCCACAGCCTTCGGTCAGGATGTTGCCCTCGTGAATATTGCCCCAGTCAGCGGCCTCGTTAATCGAGATCTCTTGGCGTTCGTACTTGTCGCCGAGTTCGATAGCCGTGGTGATGCTTCGCAGCACATCGCTCGGCGACTCGTACTGGTTCACGCCCATTATAGCTGGTAGCCTAGAGCACGACATCATCGTGTCGCTGGTGATCTTGCCGATCAGTTTCTTGGCGGCGCTCATGGTGCAAATGCCACGAGGTAGAAGCAAATCATACCGAGAAATAAACCGAAGCCCAGGGCCTCGCCGATCCATGTTAAAAAGTTACGCATATCTCGTCCTCCTGTAGTCACTTTGTCAGGAAGCATCGGTATACATGGGGAGAATTAAGTGACTACGAAGACCGTAAGCCGTTGTAATCGTTCAATTGAACGGGTCCGGCCCGGACCTCCACCCCTATAAAATATCCAAGTGCTTCCAGTTACTTATAAAAACGTAGTCACTCCACTAAATTTTCCGTAGTCACTTTTAGTTTCTCGAGGCCCTCTTTTGCAAGTAGTTTGGCCTCGGCCGCTGCCGTGTAGACCTCCGCTTGCTCGGATTTCTTCCAACCAAACACCGCCATCAATTGCTTACTCGTCGCGCCCGCATCGGCGATATAAGTCGCCGCGCGCTTGCGGATTCCGTGCGGTGTTAGACCGCTATCGAAGCCCGCCGCTTTCACCTGGTCAATGAACCAACTCGATAAGGTTTTGGCATTGTACGGGCGCCCGCTTGAGTGAGCGATCCATGTCATTCCGATTACTTTCTGGGTCGCGTTGTATGCCTCGAGGGATTGACGCAGCGGCTCGAGCATCGGAATGCGCGTCACCTTGGCGTTCGTCTCGCCTTCCTTGTTTACCTTGCCCGCGTTCTTCGCCTCGACGAATGTGATCGTGCCATCTTCGACGTTGCCCGGCCCCAGGCGACAGGCATCCGAGACGCGCGTGCCGGTGTAAATAAACACGCACATCGCGAGGTGTGCTTTTGTGCCTAGCGGATAGCAATCGAGGAACCTGGCGACCTCGCCCTTCGTCCAGGTGCGGTGTCCTTTGGTGCCATCGGCTTTTTTCTTGACTGCAAGTTTCTCGACATCCAGCACCGGGTTACTGGCGACGATTTCCTCGTGCTTGGCCCAGTTAAAAACGGCCTTCAGATCCTTGAGCCGCTGGTTGGCCGCAGCTGGTGCGTGCTCTTTCTCGTCGCGGATCTTTCGCACGCCAACGCGGTCCAGCATATCGACAGGCAAGTGACCGAAGCGCGGGATATATTGCGCGAAGCGGTTATTCTTTTGCGTCTGGGTTCCCTCGCCGAGGCGCTTCCAATCGTCGCCCTTGCGATATTCGCAGATCAACCACTCAAGGGAGCGAGGCACGATCTGCTGTTGCATGCCGAGCTTGAGCTCGTGTTTCTGTTGCGCCGCATAGTATTGCTGCATGAACTCGGGCGAGCCTGGCGGCCGCGCCGTGATCTCGATCCCCTTTAGCGTGCGCTTGCGACGGTAGTAGATCTTGAGATCGCCCCGCGCGTCGGGATATTGGTTTAGGTACTTTAGTTTAATTTCCATTGTCAGACCTCATGCCACGGGTTCCCGGTGCTCTCGCCGCGTTTTGGCAGTTGGTCGAAAGCTCCGTCGATCTCGTGACGATCCCAAACAACTCGACCTTTGGAAGCCTGGCGCGGCTCGGGCATCCGACGCTCGGAGACAAGTTGGTCGAATGTCGTGGGCGAGATGCCCAGATATTCGGCCGCGTCGTTGCGTCGGAGGCCTCGTGGCCAGGTGTGGATCGGGCGCTTGTTCATGTCACAATAAATAGCACATGCATTTTCATTTGCCCGCGCGATCTTCGCGTGAGGGCGCTTGAAAATAATGTGCGCACGCTCGAAAAAAGTTTAATCGATCCGGCCTTCGTCACCGAAAAATATGCGCTCGACCAGGGTTTGGTGATCGGATTCATACACCTTCCCCATTTTTTCGTCTTCACCTGTCGCTTCCGCTTGTTTGCGCATCTCATCATAAGCGACAGCGAATCGGCACATTTCTAAAAAATCGTTGTTTGTATATTTGCAGTGCGTACGCTCTGACAACTCGATCAGACATATCTTGGTTATGGTATAGAGATCGCCGTGTCCGCTTTTCGCTTTGCGGAATAGACCCATTTCGACGGCATGCGAAAAAGCCGATCTAATGCGGTCAAGGCTGGCTGTTGCTTGAGAGCGCCCCTGCAACTCCATGTGCACCTCAGAAGCACTAATCGCGCGACGACCGTCTATCGCCATCTCGCAAATTTTTCTGACGATCATGTGTTTTTGTTGTGTACCACTGGCCCATTTTTTGATTAGCGGACCAATTTTGAAATTATCACTCTCGCCCGTCGTGGGCTGGTTGAGAACAGCAGCACCGCGAAGCATTAATTTATTGGCGCGCATACGATTACGCCAAAACCACAAAGTCGGGTTAACGGTAAATCTTATCTCTAAAAATTTACAAATAGACTGCATCCGGGCAAGATATGCTTTCATGCCAATGATGTGTTGGTCGATTGACATTTTACCTGAGCCAACCATTATTTCCCCTCCGTCAATTCGTTATATCGTCTCTCGACATTCCGCACGCTGGTCGGTTGCCACTTGAACCCACCGCGCGATGTCTGCATGCCCAGGTTGCCAAGCGCCTCGGCGATCTCGCGGTAGCTTGTTGCGCCCGCCTTGCGCGCCTTCTTGATCTTGGGGCCGACCTCGAGCGCGTGCTCGTCGGCCGCTGTCATACGCTTGCGGTTCGCGGCTGCGGCTCCCGCTTGTGGGTTCGGGGATCCGAGCACCTTGCCCTTGGACTTCGCGACGGCGAGCCCGTCCTTAGTACGCTCTGAGATCAGCGCGCCCTCGAACTCGGCGATGGTTGCCATCACGTTTAGGATCAGGCGATTGGTGCTTGGGTTCCCCATGTCGGGAACGTCGCAAAAGATAATGCGAACGCCGGATCTCAAGATATCGTGCAAGATACCCACGCTCCGCGTCATCCGGTCGATCTTGGCCACGATCACCGTGGCGTCGTGCTCGAGCGCGTATTCGATGGCCTTGCTGAGCACTGGCCGCTTGCGCATGGTCTTCTTACCACTCTCGACCTCGACAAATTCCTCGAGCAACTCCCAATCGCCCCCATTGAGGTGGCGCTCGATTGCATAGCGTTGCGCCTGAATGCCGTAGCCCCCGGCACCCTGTTCCTCGGTCGAGACGCGGAGATACGGCACATATTTCCCTGTATGAATTGACATTTGTTTGTCTCCCATAATTTTTGGGTAATTTTTACGTTTGGTCCTTTGAGGACTTTGAAATAACGAACCCAAAACTTTCGCAATGTTGAGTTATGGATCGGTTGATTGCGGATTTTGGTATTTAATCCCGCCCGCCTCTTGCTCTTTTACGGTCGCAAGCGTTTTTTTGCGAGCCTCCGGCGCGTCCCAATAATATTCCTCGTCTAATATTAAGGAGCGTTGTTCGCTCGTCATTTTGGTGAGCAAGGCCTCCATGTAATCTGCCCAGTGACCCGCCTCTACTTGGTCTCCGTCCGCCTCGGCCGACCGCTTATTCATCTCGTATTCGGAAAACTGTTCGCGGATGTCGCTGTATATAATTTTGTCCATCACTCGTCCTCCCAGTTCCAATTCTCGTGGACTAGGCGCGCGATGCGTGCGAACCCGGCCAGGTAATCGCCATCGAGCCGCCTGGGCTCGGTGAATTGATACGTGGACATCACGCCGAGCCAGGCGTTGCCGTGCGCCAGGGCCTCGTCGCAAGCGGCTTTGGCGCCGTCCTCTGGTATGTCGTGGATGTATTGCACGCGTTCGATGGTATCGTCGGCCGTGAAGTACGCTATGGCGTCTCCCGCGCCCTTGTAGTGCGTGTGCTCGTGGTCCTCAAGGTCGAGATACTCGACGCCGATAGGGCTCGTCTGTATGCGGTTCATTGTTTCTGTCTCCCCTAATCGACGCTAAATTCTTCGCCATCGAATGCGACACGGTGGCGCTGTAAATAATGGGCAAGGAAAAAAATCGGCCACAGCGCCTCGTCATCTAAGCCCGAGTGGAGATCCTCGCGGATATCATCATCCATCATCATGGCGATGTGTTCCGGCACATCGTCCGGCTGCGCCGTCTCATCCCAGCATTTGAGCATCTCACAAGCGGCTTTATAGTCCTCAAACCGGACGCCCAATGTCCCGTCTCGGTGCCAGTGGAGTGCCTCTCCATCAGATATAACTGCGTAAGTGTGCCCGAGGTTAATGAGCCAGCCACCGTTTGCGTCTAAATATGCGCGTGCCTTGTCAATGGTCTCGAATGTTTCTCGTTGTAGCTCGTTGTCTGCGTTAGTCATAATCTGTCTCCCGTTACGCCGCGATATCGAACAGCGGCAAGCCTAGCGTAAACACCCGGTTGTCGGGCGCCTTGGTTAATGCGACCGGCAGCACGGCCACGTTCGTTATCGGTGCGGGCTTGTAATTACCTGTCGCTACGTATGCGTTCCGCAAGACCCGATATATCGCCCGCCACTTCCAACCGTGGCCGGACCCGAGTGGGCCATACTTCCGACCGTCGATGGTCAACCGTCCGGCGTTGTAGTCGATGGCGTGCGCGATCTCGTGGCACAACAGCGCGGCCATCGGTGCCAGCTTGTCGTCCGGATCACCAACTAGGTCGCCGATCTCGGGATCTTTGGCGATGCTCGCGTACTCGCACCAGACAGCGCTCCCGTGCCAGGCCTTATTCAGCCGCGCCAGGGTCCGTGTCTTGGCGGCGCCCGGCTTGGCATTGCCCCAGGACTTCAAGCAATCCTCGACCAGCTTCAGATCGTCGGGGGAATAGTGCCAAGTCGAGGGCGTCGCGATGCTGATCCACGGCGCGCCTTTCTTATCCCCGCCGAAGCTCCGGCCCTCCCGGTTCCGCAACTTGACCCGCAGCCGCGCGGGCCAGGACGCATCGACCAAGCCCTCCGCGACGGCGATCTGTGATATATCGCGGATCATTTTGTTGATGTTCATCACGCGGCCCCCACTAGATCCAGATCTGTTTGTGTTTGAACTGAAGCGGCTTCTTGTCGGCGAGCCATTGAGGAACCAGGATCGAGTAGTCGAGCTCTTCGATGATCTGTGACCTTGGCAGGATGGCCTCGTCGCCGTTGAAGCATTTGACGGCGACGGCTTTGGGGCTGATATCGCGCATCTCGGCGTATTTAACGCGAACGTAGGGGCGCTTTTTTACGCCGGACTTGGCGCGCTGTACGGCCTCGAGGCCTTTCGGTGTGAGCGTGCCGTCGTCACGCATCCAGCGGCGCTGGATCCATGTCTCGGCGCCGTCAACTTCGATGCGCAGGGCTTTCGGTGTCGAGGATACGATACGCATTAGCTGACCCCCTTCTTG